TAATGGGTTATATATGCGGTTGCGCCTTCACAACTAACTCCTCGCTTCGCGCAATCACATATAGAATTCTGTTCGGCATGAACGGTGGCTTGTTCATGATTATTCCTTACAACGGATTTATGTGCGGCACCGGGCAAAAAACCATTGTAACCTTGACTAATGATGCGATTGTCCTTAACTAGGACGCATCCAACTTGGAGCCTATGGCAGGGCGAACGTTCGGCGGTGGCTAAAAGAATTTTCTTACACATTTGGTCAAAAGTTAGTCTATGTTCGGTCATATGTTATTAATGATAATATTAACTTTAAGATTAATATTATTTAATTAATAAATGCCTATTGTGACATTTAAGATATCTGATGAACTTTTCCAAGGTTACGAAGTTGTTCTAGATTTGGATTATTTTGAAACGCTTGAAGAAATATATGATCAAGTTACCACAACATTAAAAACCCATTTGGAATTGCATAAATTCGAAATATTATTGGAGAGATTAAAAGGAAAAAAATTTCATATTCACGACGAAACAATGGGCAATATTCTGCTTAAACCTCAAACAGAGATTGTTTGGGTGTGTTCTCACTGCTAACCAGTTGATTAAAATGAGTTTCAACTGTCGTATACATTCTTCCCGCTGGTTTTGCATCAGTTGTGGGTCTGTATAATATATCCTGTATCCAAGGACTATTCATTATAAATTTATTTATTTTGTTTCTTGCAATTTCTTCTATAATTGGTTGTAGTTTCCCATTAATTTCTGTAATTAAATTATGATGTGTGAATGCGTAGTATCCTCTATAAGAACCCCAACCACTGTATGTTTTCTCTTCTATTAATATAACATCATTAATCACTTTTTTAATAGTCGTTAAACTGACTAAATTGTATTTCCCATTTGGAGACACATAAATCTCTAATAATTTATTTCTTACTTCATGGGTGTTAGGACCCTGTGCTTCATACCATGGTTCATTCATTGTGTTTGTTGTATATATTTATATTTAAATAGATTCAATTTTTATTCATCAATTGGTAGTGGTGGAACTGTTGGTACTTGTTTCCACATTTTCACCACCCATCCACCGTTTACCCATTTAATTGATTCATATGGCAAGCGTTTTTCATATGGATTATGAATACCATCTTCTAATCCCACTGTTATGTTAGATATAATCTTATCTGCTTCATGTTTTTCTTGATTCATATTATTTAAACATATAACTTGCAATATGTTTAAATAATTTTAACTTAGAATTTAAAAAATCCCTTCTTTCTCTTTCGTCTTTTCCTTGTTTTTCTTTTTGATTTACCACGCTTGCTTTTTCTGGTTTTCTTTTTTGATTTCTTTTCATCTTTCTCTCCAGGTTTATAATTTAAGAAGTAATATTCCCACTCTTTACTTCCTCTATGTTTACTCAACGCCTTGTATCTTTTAGTTTTTTCTGCACGAACATTTTCTTTTGTATGTTTTTCATCACCATAGCAATCTATACTAAAACGACGCAATATTCCTTTTTGCTGCAACCGATGTCTTTGTTGCACTTTAAATAAATAGTGAGACATGCATAAGACACGCTGAGGATCATAGTAAGGACGATTTACATATAAAAATGCTAAGTAAAAACTGAGCATGGTATCCAAAGTAGCTATGCGAATTTTGTGACCTCCTTTGGATATAATATTGTAACTGTGACATGCTAATGGTTCGTAAATAAATGCAACTGTTTCTCCATTAACACGAATATCATAGTGTGATGATAAAATTTCACCGACCCCATTATGTTTTTTAATAGTAACATTTTTAATACCTTCGTTTACAAGTTGTCTTTTAACAATAGTGGCAGTTGTTTCTGGGTCAAGAGCTAGTGCATCAAAATCAGGAATAGGAAGTGATTTTTTACGCCTAAATTTTTTAATATCCTTAAGGTACATTTGGTTTGCCATCGCACCAAAAAACACTACTTGTTGGTTTACTAATGAATCGCGAACAATATAAAATACTTTTTTTTCATTCCCTTCTGATAATTTTTTTTCAGAGTCAAACATACGTTGAATTTCCATGTAATCACAGTCTTTTCCACGCAAAGGGTATGTTTTATTGAGCAATGTCAGTCTCTTAAGAACCTTTTCCCATCTACTAGCATCGCCTTGAGGTCTTGAAAGTTCTAAATACATGAGCATTCTTAAATAATTAGGTGGACTGTAATAAATACCGGCTTTGGTGATTGATTTTTTATGTATTTTCTTATATAATTCCTTTGGAACGAACGATATGTCAGCCACGGGAATAAAATTCACAAACACTTTAAATGTTCCAGCGTGCATACCAGCCTTTGCTTCAACTTCTGTAAATCCCTGCTTATAGAATATATCAGCTAAATCTTTGGCATCTTGCAATGGTTCTGGAGAGAAGAAATCATAATCAGGAAGTTCAATAGACTTATCATAGAATTGTGCTTCTTCGGGTAATATATTATTTATTGCTGTTCCACCATAGCAAACGCGTTGTGTTTTAACAAGAAATTTCTCTACAATAGAAATAATCTCTTGCACCACTGGATTATTAAGCATTTTGCGACCGGATTTTTTTTCAATTTTGTCAACAGCTTGTCGTATAATTGCAAGTTCACATTCTTCAAATGTTAATCCTTTTTCACACTTCATTATTAATATAATGTGGGAAAAAAATTAAATGGTGCTTTTATACATTGGCAAATCAATATGTTTTTGTTTGTAAGATACTTGTGGATTTTGAGGCGTTGGGGCGGCAGTGGTAACAACTTTATATCGTAAGTTATCTGGTTTAAGTACAAAAGCAGTTTTTGCATCATCAAACTTGTTTAAATAAAATATCATATTTGAGTCATCATTGGCATAATTCATACAAACCATTTGACACCCATAAGAAAAATGTAATTGACAGGGTAGATTATTATTGAGGGCACTTAAATCTGGCATAGATAAAGTCATGTTTTTCTTATTATATTCTTTTAATCCGTCGGGATCATGAGTATATTGTACATCGTAGTTTCTATATTCTGATAAAAAAGGTGAACCAGATGACAAATTAATTAATTCTTCAAAAGCGGTGTCTCTAAAATTATTTGTCTCTTGATCACATATAATAATAATTTTGTTGCGCAATTTTAATATAGGTTCTTTTGCCATATTTTTACTACCGCCGTTAACACCGGGTCTTCCTTCATGACCATATGACGGATCAAGCAGTCTATTCCCACACCATTTTCTCACATATTTAGTTAATTTTTTATAGAATAATCGATGATTTACTTTACTTTTTACCCTAAAATGAATAAATAAAGGATCTGTTGGATTTGGAGTAGGCAAAGAAAAGGCATATTTATTTATGGTACTTAAAATACCTTCATTTCCACCAACAGGAACACTATTATATGTTCCTTTTATATTATCAGAATCAGTCGGACCTGCTCCTACTACTGGTTCACCGTCTACTTGATACAAAGCAAAATCTAAAACTCTGGCGCCTTGATGAATAACTTCACGAAGTGGTACTAAATCTACATAACCATCTTGAAAATCACCGGCACAGCAACTGTTATAACTGCTTGCAATATAATAATCTCTAAGATGACCTGTTCCATTAATATCATCAAGTTTGTATTTGGTATCTGCAGAATTAATATTTCCAATCACTGTAGCTTTATTGTTATATACAGATTCCATTGCGTAATTATCATTGGCTCTTTTATTAATTTGACGTCTATAATACCATGTTAGAAAAAGCATTAATAAAATAATACCGACCCATAGGTATTGTGTGGCCATCTTGGCAATGGCTTTCTTGGCTTTTAATAATACTTTTTGCGGGTCTTTCATAAACTGATCAGTTGTATCTTGTATACCTTTTACAATATCTTCGGGTGGTGGTAATGGCATTGATATATATATAATATACTTTTATATTTATTTGTTATCCTAAATGAAGATTTATAATGATTAACACATTCTTATAGTTAAAATAATTATATTATATTATTTTAAGATGCCCGGAGGATTATTAAATATTGCTGCTTATGGTGCTGAAAATATAATATTAACAGGGAACCCAACTAAAACTTTTTTTAATGCTACTTATAAAAAATATACTAATTTTGGTCTTCAACGTTTTAGAATTGATTACGAGGGTCAAAGAACACTAAATTTTAATAGTGAAACAGAGATGAATTTCAAAATCCCAAGATATGCTGAATTATTATGGGATACGTATTTGGTTGTTAATTTACCTGATATTTGGTCTCCATTTTATTGGACTAAAGATGTAAGTGGTTGTATGACTCCATATGAATTCCAATGGATAGATAAGTTGGGGGCAATGATGATAAATGAAATAACAGTTTATTCAGGTGCTAATATGTTGTCTAGGTATTCAGGGGAATATATAGAAGCTGCGATTCAAAGAGATGATGGAGGGAAAAGAATCTTATGGAATAGAATGATTGGTGGCAAAAATCGATTCACTGACCCAGCCAATGCGTTTCAAAATGGTGGATTTTATCCCAATGCTAATTTTTTATCGTCACCACCATCTACATTGTGTGGTTCCGATGTTCAACCATCTATTAAAGGTCGTCGTTTATATATACCTTTAGAGGCTTGGTTTACATATGGTGGTGGTAAAACAGCTCTACCTTTGGTAGCCTTACAATATCAAGAGATAAATATTCGAATTAGATTACGATCTATAAAAGAATTATATACAATTTTAGATGTTGAGAAGCCAAATCCTGCTACAGGTAAAGGTCAAAGAAAAGCACCGAATGCAGCAAGTGCTGTAGATCAACTTTATTGGTTTTTACAACCGCCACAAGATCTTTCTGGGATAACAATTCCTGCTATGACCCCGGGAAATATTACGGGAATGAACAGATATATTAAGAAAAATAATTGGGATGCAGATATACATCTAATGTCAACTTATGTATTTTTAAGTCAAGATGAAAGAAGAGTTTTTGCTGCTAATACGCACACATATCTAGTAAGAGAAACATTTGAACATGATTTCTTAAATATTGCGGGATCTAGACGCGTTGATATTCCTTGTAGAGATATGGTATCTAGTTTTTTATTTCGATTCAGAAGAAGTGATGCAAATAATAGAAACCAATGGTCTAATTATAGTAATTGGCCTTTCGAAGGGATTCAAGCAGTTCAACCAGTAGATATGTCTAATAATTGCACTCATCCGCCAATGCCGGGATTTGTACATCCATTTTTATTTAAACAAACAGGACCGTTGGTTGATTCTAGTAACCTACAAAATATTCTATTAGATATGGGCATTTTGTTAGGTTCTGAATATAGAGAAAACATACTTGAAGAGGGGGTTTATAATCTTGTAGAAAAGTGGATAAGGACGGATGGTGTAGCAAAAAATGGTTTATATGCTTATAATTTTTCAGTACGAACTAATAGAGATAGTTATCAACCATCAGGAGCCCAAAATATGAATAAATGGCAATATGTTACTTTTGAATTTAATACAATACAGCCCCCACTCGACCCTTCCTATAATAACGTGGAAGTGTTGTGTGATCCTTCAGGAGGAATTATTGGTGTGAGAAAAGATACTTGGAGATTAAATAAATGGAACTTTGATTTACGCATATGGGAGGAGCGATATAATATGATTGTTATAGAAAATGGTAGTATAGGATTATTAATCGCACGTTAATATGTTTGATAAATTTTTGTAATATTATATTAAATGAATAAAAATAAAATTATTAATTTAATCGAATCCCACGGTATTATTTCATCCATGATGACAAAACACCAAATGTTTGGAGTTATTTACTATTTAGATAAAATATTAAATACAAATTTAGAAGGTGATATTGTAGAATTAGGATGTAATATAGGTACAACTAGTTTATATATACGGACAATTATGGATATTTACAATAGTAAAAAAGAATTTCATGTATATGATTCTTGGGAAGGATTGCCTGAAAAATTGCCAGAGGATACTGATATGACCAACAAATATAATATTTATTTTCAAAAAGGTTCATGTACAACAAGTAAATATAAATTTATTAATGTTTTTAAAACAATCGGTTTAACAATGCCGACCATTCATTCTGGCTGGTTTAAAGAAATAAGTGATCATAAATATCCTGAAAAGATATGTTTTGCTTTTTTGGATGGAGACTTTTATTCTTCAATAACGGATTCATTAAATAAAATATATCATAAAATGGTAAAAGGAGGCATTATAATTATTGATGATTGTGGGAACGGCTTTCTGCCCGGTTGTAAAAAAGCAGTGGAAGATTTTTTAGAAGATAAAGAAGAAAATTTAGAATTAACAGGATATCCAAATAAACAATATGAATTTGGAGAGATGCTTTGCGGCGGAATAATAAAATTATAATATTAAAGTTGATTTTATAAAATACAAAACTAAAACAACGTTAACTAATTATACAATTATCGCAACTACCTTTTTGTGGTTTCAATTTTATATTTTTAGTTGCTGTAATGGGTGTATATTCGCTAGATTGCAATGTTCCTTCAACTAATGCATCTCTCATATTTTTTAATTTAGTTTTCCATTTATTTTCCGGCTGCGGGGTTAATGGTATATCAACAAATGTAGAATCACTATATCGTCCTGTTACTTTTCTAAATACTGGGGACTTCAAACTTTTTTCAATATCGCATTTATCATTCATATATTAATGATAAATACTTTAAAATATATCCCAAATTGAATCGTAAGGTTTTGGTTTTTTATTTGGATTTCTTGGTTTATAATTAGTTGAATATGCAGTAGACGCTCCGGAAACGGATGGTACAGTACTATTAATGGAATTGGTTGCACTAGACGCATATGCACCTGGTCTATTATCTGTCATTATTCCTGTTGTAGGACAATTTGCAGTTTGTATAGGTTGTGTGCTTGTATTAATTGCGCAAGCTGTGCCTGAAATGGATGATTCAGTTCTACTATTTTGAATTTGATGAACTTTCTTCATTAATGCCAATTCATCGTTCATAGTTGTTTTAACAGATGTTGGTATATTCTTCATACAATTTTGAGTGATAGCTGCTAAATGAACTCGCCATAATAATCTACCCAATACTTCTGCTTCTGAATCCATTGCCAATGGAGTTCTAATACCCTTTTTAATGGATTCTTCATTTAAAAATTTTCTTCCAGCGTGTTCATAATTTGTTTGAGACAAATTCAACTTGGATATGTTTCTAGGAAACCATTGTCCATAGGTAGATGAATGTGCAGAATTATTATGAATAGCTAAAACATCACACGTCGCAGTTTTGACCGAAGATGGTGTAGAAATTGATCCTCCCGCATGATTATATGCAGCGGCTGTATCAGCATCTAATGTGCCATCTGGCGTACCTACTGTTCTTGTACCACCAGCTACATTGCTAGCAGCGGTTTTTTGAACGCTTTCATCTTTGCCTATATAATTTCCATTTTTGTCCCATAACCCGGTTATTTTAAATGCGCCACAATTGGAACACTGTTGATCATATTGACAACCCGCACCGGTACATTCATAAGGACAGTTTTTATAATAATTACCATTCGCATCTTTTTCAAGAGAATTGCAATTACCAGTTAATTCAGTTGGAGCCGTGCATCCATTGGGGCAAATCATGGATTTAACTGCTGATGTAGGTGCTGGTGCTGGTGCTGGTGGTGCTGGTGCTGGTGCTGGTGCTGGTGCTGCTTTTTTCTTTGC